CTAGAATGAATGGATTCCGTATGAAGAACTTTTCGACAGAATTTGCATCTGCATTCAACCTACTCCTCATGTTAGCGAGCTGCTTGACAAGACCTTGATTGATCCCAAAATGATCTTTCTTTAAAATGGCTTCACCATCATCTGGAAGGATCTCATCAGCTTCTCTACCTGTTATCTCAGTGTATAAGAGCTTGACACAGGGAGACTCTGGGTGTTTCTTCACAATCTGATAGTTGTAATATTCCGGCCCGATTATATCTTGTAGGTCTATGTCATAGATTGGATAGACACCGAAGTCATAAGGAATGGCACTCTGTTGTGTTTTGAAGATGTCAGACAGGTCATTCTCCTGTCCTAGCCCTGTGGCAAATATCTCATAAAAGTGTTGCCTGTTCAGCGAATGTGCAAAGGAACAAATTAGAGAGCTGCAGCCATTCTCCCTCATCTGGCGGATCCTTGAATACGATTCATTGACAAAACTCGTACAAGATGTTGTGCCGATGACGTCTGTCGAGGTGCTTGCGAATTTTATTGTTGGTGAGAGGGTCTCGAGATTTGCCATGAATGCTGAATTCAGCTCATACATCAACAGCCCACTAGCTGATTTAACAGACAATTCCATAGAGTGTAACCTTTCGGAGGCTCGCTCACATTGTCCAAATAGCAGATACTGATAATACGCTCCTGGCTTATCCATATTTATGCCAATTATGGTTCCTTTATCATCTGATCCTACACGTGTGCGCCACACAATATTCTTATCTAAGTTGAGCTGTTTAAGGCAGGAATCAAAGAGGGCATCACGAAGGCTCAGGCAGGATAGTGCCAGGACTGTTGAGTTGTAGTGTGGTATGCCTTGACACATATTTGAATGGTTGTAAAACCAAGGGACACCCGTTTGTAAGAATTCTTCCTTTTTTCTTTGTAAACCTTTCCTAAGAATTTCAACCAATCATTCATATTGATTGGATTTTCATGCGCCTTGCATTCACAAATTAATGGATATGTTTGGACTGCTCCTAGAGTCGCCATACGTTTCTCTGCAACAACATCTATTTCATTGCCACCTACACCAATTTCATTTGTAGCAACATAATCGTAACCATATGAAGACAATATTATTTTTACTATTGTTTCCAACAAAGTACCTTTCTT